CCTGGATCTGGTTCAGCTGCCCGAGCTGCGCAGTCCATGCACGCTCTGTCCGCTTGCCGCCCTTCGATGCCCAGAACTCCAGCAGTTCAGAAACCACCGGCAGCAGCGCCGCCGGAATATCCCCCTCGGTTGGCGTGAATCCAGCCTTCCGCGACTTGGGCTGTGGATCGACAGGGACCGTCGCCATGGTCGGTTGAGGCTCGGGAGGGGTTTGGGGTTTGGGCTGCTGAGGGCTCTCCCATGGCTTGACCGGCTGGGTGGGCTGCGGTTGGGCTTCGGTGGCTTGGGGTTGGTGATCCGGATTCACCAGGAAGCCATCCCGGTCTCGATACGGGTGGGTGTCGTTGCGCTCAGCGCGGCGTTGCCCCTTGGGGGGTAAGGGGGGTTCTACTTGCTTTTCTTGATCTTCTTCTCTTGATCTACTTCTCTTGTTCTTCTTTATGGGCATCTCCTGCCCTATCCCTAGGGCATCTCCTGCCCTATCCATGTGCACGTCCTGCCCTATCCCTAGGGCATCTCCTGCCCTAGTCGAATGGTGCATCTCCTGCACTAGGGCATCTGGTGCCCTATCAGGAATGGCCCAATGCGGGTCCCAGATCGTCAGCCTGTACCTGTTCGACAACCTCCTCCCCCGCTCCGAAAACGCACGCTCTCGGACAAGCCAGCCCTTGCGCTCCATCCCCGCCAGGATCGCGCTGACCGATCGCCTGGAAATGCACGCCTCCTGCGCAAGGAGCGTCATGGACGGGTGGATGTTGGGGTAGTGGCTCTGCAAGCACCAGAGGATCCACCCTTCGAGGGGAGTTGCCTTGCCTCTCAGCCAGTTAGGGAGGGCCGTGAAAGTCGGCTTCTGCCCAATCAGTTCGGTTGTCATGGTCGTTACTTGATGGGTACTTGATGGGATCTTGCGCTCAGGACTCGCTGGCTTGAGCCTCGTGCTCAGTGCAGTCAGGGAGCAGCTTTTGCAGCAGCTTTGCCGACCATGTAGCGCGACTGACAAGCTCCTCAACCGGGAGGGAGAAGTCGCCGGCCATCTCGCTCAGTTTTTCGCCCATGGAAGCTGCGATGCGCCTGAGGTACTTGGTCATCACCAGCCGCACGGCAGGCAAGAGGATCTCACCGGACTGTGCGCGGGCGATGTTGTGGCAGTCCTGCAGGACGCTCTTCATTTCGTCGCTGAGCAGGTCCAGCGCCATCAGCCAGGCTGAAACCGCCTCAACCGTGGGGGCTGCGTTCTGGCACTGCAGCATCAGGGCCGTGCGATAGATCTCCCGATAGGTCTCGTCGATGAAGGCCTCAGGTAACAGCGTGGGCATCACTTTTCCGATGGCCTCAGGGTCCACCAGGAGCCGCCCAATGATCAGTCTTTCCGCCAACTCATTGGAGATGGGCGCGACAGATTTAGGTGATTGCATGTAAAATTCAGGGGTGACTTTATTTCGGACCCCTCCCTTCGCTTGGCGGCATCGGGGAGGAGGTCCGTAGAGGCCCTGGCGAAAGCCGGGGCTTTCTGCGTTGGGCCTCCAGATACGCACTTTAGCCCTTTTCGCGCAAGTCTGGACAGGGTTTGCAATCATTGACCTAGCCTTTCCCTGCCGGGTCGGCCCAACATCCGTAAGGGGGGCGCGGTGAGCTGGTTGCTGTGAGCCCGCTCTAGAACCGTATCGAAGGCCCGGTTCTCTTGGTAGTGATATGATCGGGAGGTCTGGCAGAGATGTCAGATCCTTCACAGTTCAAACCAATGTCCCTATCCGCCCCCCAGCCTCCGGCTGTTGATGTTGAGCAGATCATTGCGGATTTTTCCAGCTGGGATCTCCCTGGTGATCTGGACAACTGGTTCACCGTCATCGACACCATCCAAGCGGCTGACACCCCACGCCTCCGTGAGACCGCCGCTCAGATCCGCGCCCACCTGGACAGCGCCAAGGCCAAGCTGAGAATCCTTGAGCGGCAGTGGGTCGAGCCTGACATGCTTTGGCTGCTCTAGGTTGCTGGGCTGATTTTTTGTTTTTTGCCCCTGGTCTCGGCTGGGGGCTTCGCCTTGGCAAAAATTTCGGCTGCTTTTTGCGAGAGGGTTCTATCATCCCTGTCAAGATCAAACGTTTTTAGATAGGTGGCCGAGGTCTGGGACCAGTTGCCAAGCGAGAGGAAGGCCCCTTATGAGAAATTTTTGGCCTTCCTTCAGCTAGGGCCATTTCGCAGTCTGTCTGAGCTGGCTAGACAAAAAAATGTAACTGCAGAAGGTCTTAGATACTTATCCAACAAGTTTGATTGGAATAACCGTGCTGCAGCTTGGGACGCCTCTGGTGGTGTTCCATCAAAGGCGCTTCCGCCACCGCCCAAGCCTCAAAAAGTACAGAAGCCACCACCACCGCCACAGTCGCTTGACCTGAACAGGGTCATCGAACCGGAGGTGGTGGAGACGATCCGCACCAACCCGGTGCCAGACCACAAGGATCAGATGATCGCCTATCGCGACGCCTTCAAAGACAAGGGCACCGCAATGCTTGCCCTGTCTGACAAGGCTCAGCAGCTAGCCGAGATGGCCCATGCCGATCTGGAGAAGTCCTGGGAGCTAAGGCAGAAGGCCTTGGACGCCGGGGACATTGCAGCCGCGAACCTTTATTGCAAGGGGATTCTCGATATGACGCCATGCTTCTGGCGTTACTGCGAAGCTGTGCGTGGCCTGGCCAATGACGCCTCCACCCACTGGGGCAACGCCACGGGTATCTCAGAGCTGCTGAAGAGGGTTTATGGGTGAGGGGGTGCGTGTCTGGATTGGGGTGGGTGCTGTAAGGTTCTAGACATGCGGAGCAAGACCGGCCTCTACCCCGGTCCCGCTCCTGGCCATTGGCCGGGCCCACGTCCTATCGCCCGGCTTTGGTTGCCGGAAACATAATGCAATGAACGACGACCGTCGCGCCTTTGCCACTTGGCAGCGAGCGCTGATATGGATCGGTTCAGGCGGTAAGTGCGAAAGCTGCGGCGAGGACATCAGCTTTCGCACCTTCCACGCTGATCACGTCATCCCGCACAGCAAAGGCGGTCAAACCAAGCTCAGCAATGCTCAGGCGCTCTGCGCACACTGCAACTCTCGCAAGTCAAATCACATGGACTTCAAACAGTTTTTTCCAGTCATTGGCAAGCCTCGCCAATGGCAGCTTGAGTTTCTTGAAAGGTTTCATGGTCAACTTCAGGAGCTTGCCTCGGACCCTGATCGCGGCTTTCTCCTTGACGCCACACCTGGAGCCGGCAAGACCGTTGCTTACCTGGCCGCAGCCAACATGCTGCAAAAGCTCGGCCTGATTGATTGGGTGGTGGTGGTCGTTCCAGCCGAGCCGCTGTTGGGGCAGGTTGCGAGGGAGGCGAAGGCCCTCTACGGGCTGGAGTTGCGCCACAGCGCTACCGCCAGTGGACCCGACCGACTCTATTGCGGTGAGGTGATAACGATTCATTCTGTAAAGAATCGCTCCAATGCCAGCATCATTTCGCGCAACTGTCGGGTGTTTGTGGTCGTTGATGAAATGCACCACAAAGGAGCTGGTAACACCTGGGGGCAAAGCCTTGTCGCAGCCCTCGGGAAGGCTAAATACAAACTGCAGTGCACCGGCACGCCGTTTCGCTCCGATGGCGATGCCATGCCATGGTGCAAATACAAGACACTGCCAAGCGGTGAGCTGAAGCTCCTGCCTGACTACAGCTACAACTATGGCAAGGCTCTTGCTGACAGCATGAAACTTCCGTCAGAGGAGCGAATCGTTCGCGTCGCTCAGTTCAGGCTGTATGACGCTTCGCCGTCTGCTCCAATTGAAGTGGCGATCAATGGGGAGATTTTTCGACACCTTCTGTCCGACAACCTAAGGGTTGAATACCAGGACGACCGGGGCAAGGAGTTTTGGGAACGTCTGCGCCGGCTTCGATTTAACGCGGCCATTCGCCCAGACTTCGACTTAGCCCGCCGGATGATTGATGATGCCAACGTCTGTCTTCATGGCCTCCGAAGAACGCACCATCACGCCGCCGGCCTCATTGTCTGCGCGACTAAGCACCAGGCCGATCGTGCGGCAGAAGCCCTGCGGCAACTAGGAGAGGACCCCGTTGTGGTCTACGGGGACGCCGAAGGAGAGGCAAGCTCAAGAAAGATCAAGGAATTCCGAAAGCACACCTCTCCGCATCGGTGGATCATCGCAGTGCAGCAGGTCTCAGAAGGCGTAGACATCAAGCGCCTGCGGGTCTGCGTCTGGCTCACAAACAAGAAAACACGCCTGCTGTTCATTCAGATCCTGGGGCGAATCATTCGATGGGAGCACCTAGAGGCCGGCGGCCAAGTGCTGACCCCGAAGCATCAGACCGCTCACATGTTCATGCCTCGCGAAGGGAGCGACTCTCTCGATCGGGACTGCCCAACTGATCTGGTCAGGTATGCCAAGGAAATTGAGCAAGACGTTGAGCTGGTGATCGGCCCGCTAGTGACATGCAACATCTGCAACGCCATCAGCCCATCTTTTGGCTGTGATGGCTGCATTGCAACACGAGATTGCCCCTACTTTCCGGACGGAGAACCACCGCCGCCTCCACCGCCAGGCGATGACTATGAGTTTCTTGGCGCTGGCGCCGAGGCCTGTGATCACATTCTCAGGGGTGAATTCTGGGATCGAATGACGATGGAGGAACTTCACGCCATGGCGGAGTCGCTTGGTATTGAGGTAACTCAATTGATCACGTTCCTCCGTGGCATGAGCCAGGAAGACTTCACCAGGGCGCAAGAGGTTGCCAGGAATGGGAATGCGGCAAGCAAGGAAGCAACGAAAGATGCTGATGTGGCTGATGTTCCGGTCAATGATTACGAGCAAATGACCTTGGACGAAAAGATGGAAACCTTAAAGGTCAAGGTCAATAAAAAGGTTAGCCGGCTTGGTGTTCTGATCGCACGCTCAGAAGGATGGAGCGATGAGGACACACGCCGTCAGACCATCTTTTCTGACATCCACAAGCGGTGGATCCGGCGATCGGGCAAGCGCAATTCAGATATGACCATCGGAGAGCTGCGCTCCAAGCTCGAATGGCTTGATCAGGAGATTGCATCCCTCACCAAGAGCAAGGCCGATGCAGTTGTCTGATCTTGCCCGCCTGAATGGCGCAGCGGTCTGCGGAATGCAGAAGATGATCCGCACCGGTGAAACCTTCCGCCTGCCCTCTGCTTTGTCGGCCTTCATTGGCGCCAGTGGATGGGAGTCGGTTGAGTTCACTGATCCAGAGACAGGGGCGCATTCCGTCGCATCATTCCCCGATCTGCCGTCCTGGGTGGAAGCATCGCCGGCCCGTGGTGGCCTTGGCACCAGGCTGTCAAAACTGGCTGACTTCATTGGCCGCCCCTTAGACAGCGACAGCGCTGCCGAGTGCGCCAAGCAACTTGCGAGCCACCTGCCATTGCCAGAGTTGATCGCCCTGCGCCCCACGCTGGTCAGCATGGCCGAGGTGAACAAAGCAGCCACCGGTGACAACCGCTGGAATGCGGTGATTGACGTGGTGACGGCTCGGCTGAAGCGTGAGCCTGGCAATCCAACCGGCGAAAACCAGCACACCAAGGGCCAGTGCACTAAGGGAGGAACCTTGGATAATATACAAGGTTCCTATCAGGCACCCACCGGCACCTCCCGCGAAGCTGGTCTTCGTCGCCTCCGTAAGTACGCCACCGACGCAGGGGCCTGCGCGGATCGTGGCGTTGAACAGCAGAAAGCGGAAGATGCCTACGGTGCCGCCGTGCGCGGAGAGGTCTCCGTCAATCGGGCCCTGATTCGGGCAGGACTCAAGGAGGTTCGCCCGAAATCCATCTGGATCGGCTCTGTTGATGGAATGGCAGATCGAATCATCGCCACTCTTGGCGCCAACAAAGCCGCCGAACTGGTGGCCGCCCTTACTGAACGCCTCACCAAAGAATCATGACCACCGCCACACCCAAGCCACCCCGCCGCCTCCTGCAGGTCTCCATCAAGGCAGACCTTTACGAGGAGATGCGTGCTCACTGCGATCAAATTGACATCCCCATGGCGATCTGGGCCAGGGAGCTGATTAAGCGTGAGCTGCACCCCCAAGCCGCTAAGCTGCTCACCACCAACCCCTATCCCGATCGTGACTGAAGCCAGGGCCTGGGCCGAGCTGCTGATGCCCGTGATCATTGGCCTGACGATTGCCGGTACAGGCGGATGGACAGCAGAGCGGTGGAATACAGCCATGGCCGTGATGGGCCTAGGCCCTGCTGTGAAGTTGGGTTACGAGAAGGGGTACGCCACCTATAACCCCAGCCTGCGCGAGCCTGAGAAGGACGGTCAGGCTTGAAGACCGACGCGATTAACTGCCCCTTTTGCCGGGGCCCTGCTTCTCAGTGCTGTGAGACCGGCCTAGATCCCAACGGGGTGCGGGTCCGGGTCAGGCGCTGCAAGGCCTGCTTTGAGGTCTTCTGGACTGCCCAGGAGCCTGAGTACGTCTTGCCAGTGCGGCTTCGGGCCTGGCGTAACAAAAAGCCAACGATGCGGGAAGAGGTAGCAAACCCTGATCCTGATACGGATCTAATGGGGTAGGATATGGGGGTTGAACCAGCAAGCCCTATGGCTACCCAATCCGCCGCCTTGGTGGCTGTCCCTGTCCAGATTGCCAGCGATCCGCCGGCAGATCCCTTTGATTTTGAAAAGGCCCTTGAGAACCTGGAAGAGGCCTTTGTACAGCTCCATGGATTCTGGCCCCGCGAAAAGTCGCCGTTTTCGCCTAAGCAGTACGCAGCGGCTGTCAAGCTAGTTGATAAGTGTTCACATGTTGCGGCGGCTTTTTATAACGCCGAAGAGGATGGGGTGGTGTTGTGAGTGATTCATATCGCGCTGTTTTAGAGCGGTTGGTTTTTCTGGATGGCTGTGCTTGTCAGTCACCAGACTGGAGGCGGGCATGGCGGGATGCTATGGCTGCTGCTCAGGCTGCCCTCGCCAAGCCTGACCCACTAAGAAAACACTGCACGGAGATCCTTCAGCTATGGGACGCCGATTGCGATATTGACGGAGCAATGGAGCACCTTCGCGGTTTACTCTCTGAGGAGGTGCAGCCATGAGTGACCCTATTCGCGCCGCGCTGGAGCAGCCCCCAGCCGAGGGGGGGCTGAGCGATGAGGAGTTGTGGGAGATGTATGACGAACACACGGGGGAAGCCGGTGACTGGGCGTGGGTGCGCGATTACGCCCGCGCCGCCATCGCCCTCGACCGCAGTCGCCGCGCACCCCAGCCCCCAGCCGAGGGGGAGGTGGCGGAGTTGGTGGCGGAGTTGTACGCAGACGCCAAAGAATGGAGGGATCTTAGCGAATACTCCGAAGGTGCCAAATGCCACCGCGCCGCCGAGCTGCTCCAGCTGCAGCAGGCTGAGATCCAGAAGCTTTGGACTTGGTTACTAGCGTGCGAGGGCACAGCAAACGCCCGTGCCGGAGGAAGCAGCAAACCCAAGTGGCACGCCCTGCCCCTGCCCATGCCCCAGGGGGAGGTGCAGCCATGAGCCAGCCCCTCTCCCCCGCTGCTCAGGCGGCGCTGGATGTCGTCTGCGCCAACACCGAGCCCGACTGCGACACGCAACATCTCATTGCCGCCGCCCTTCGTGCTGCTGCGGATCAGAGCGAAAACCTTTACGACCCACACGAGGGCAAGGTCTCAGGGGTTCGCGTAGAGAAACTCCTCGCCATCGCCACCGAGCTGGAGGGCCACCTATGAGCAGCCAATCCCGCGCCCAGCGCCTGGTGGATGAGTTTGAGGAGGGAGCCCCCCTTTTTGCCGGTGGCTTCAGCATTCGCCATGGCATCGCCGCTGTACTGCGCCACCTGGCTGACACCGAGGCCGGCTATGCCGACGAGGAATCCTGGTACGGCGTGCCTGCCCGCACCCTCGAAGAACTAGCCGACGCCCTGGAGGCCCCCACCCCGCCGCCGAGCCTCAAGGAGCAGGCGCTTGAATCTCTCCACCATTTGGAAGCTGGTTGCCTACCCAACATTGACTTGCTCCGCAGTGCCCTAGAAACCATCCCAGACGAGACACCATGACTGACCACCCAATCACCCCACCGCCTGAGCTGATTCGGAAGTGGCTAAATGATTTTCACTTTCCACACGAAGCGATGGGGCTAGTGCACATGCACATTGCCACCCGGGCCGCTCAATGGGGCGCCGATCAGGAGCTTGAGGCATGTCTTGCTTGGCTTAAAAGCGGCGGCATTCCGAGCATTGCCCGGCCCCTTTACGAGCGCCGCCGCCCCAAGCCCCCGACCTTGAAAGAGCAGGCCTTGGAGCAGTTGCGGGCCTTGGACCAACAAGGCGCCCTTGAATGCAACACCGACACCATCCGCCGCGCCCTGCAGACCCTCGATGACTGACACCCCCAACCGCCCGCCGCTGTGGCGGGAAATGATTGACGCCTATGCCGAGGCCACTGGTTCAACAGCCAGTGACATGCAGACCATCGCCATTGGCACCGCCGCCGAGATCCTCGCCGTGCGCGACTGGCTCAAAGGCCAGCTACCCGAGGGCGGCGCTTGGCATGTGCTGCTCACCGCCGAAGCCGACCGCGCAGAGAGGGGCGAATGATCACCCCAACCCAAGACCTAGACACCTTCCTAGACACCTTCCTATACAACGGCACCATCCCCCACGCCAAAGGCAGCCACACCTCTGAGCTGGCAGCCGACAGCATGGAAAAAAGCATCAGTGGCCTCAGGCGGGATGTCCTCGATTGCGTCTCCGCCAGGCCCCACGGCGCCACCTGTGATGAAGTTGAGCTGGCCCTGTCCATGCGTCACCAGACCGCCTCCGCAAGGTGCCGCGAGCTGGTGCTGATGGGCAAACTAGAGAGGCGGATGGATCTGACCACAGGGAAGGAGATCCGCCGCCTTACCCGATCAGGCCGCACAGCCTCAGTGCTGTTCGCTGCCCCATTGCCCTCGGAAAACAGCCCTAGCGTCGCCTCGTCCAGCCCCTGTCATGATCAGCACTGATGACTCACAAGATTCCAGGTTGGGGCCTCCTGCGGCCCCTGGAAACACGCACAGGCCCCAAGGGGCAACAGTTCCTGGTCTGCCCTCCAGGCCATGAGGCCTGTATCTGGGCGGGCCTGCAGGAGGTTGCCCACCACCAGGGCCGAATCATCTACCACCCCACCACATGACAGCAGCAACAGCCCACCCGGATCTGATGATTGCCATCCCTGGCATCCGCCGGCAAGCCGATCAACGCTGGGTCGTTCACCTCTGGCGGGGTGAGCCCTGCCGTGCCGTCTTCCGCCACTACGACCTGGGCGTCATCGCCATGGATCATCAGGCGGAATGGGCCGATGGCGAATGGGTGGAGGCCCTCCCCTCGCAGATCCCACCACGCCTCAAGGCCAGAGCCCACCGCGAGCTTCGCCGGCTAGCACGTCATCAGGAGCAGGTCATAGATAGCCCTGCCGATCGACTGGTCAACAGCAGGAGGCGCCGCAGTCTGGCGACAGGGCAACGGCCGAGGTTGTGGAGGCCATGAACACCAAACTCGGCTACATCCGCTGGCGGAGCACGGTCACGGGCTTAGAGGGCGGGGGCTCGGTGCCCGTCAGTGATCCCGCTGAAACCGTTGACGAGCTGAACCGCCGTTATCCCAATCTTCGCCACTGGTGGATCCCTGCAAGGCCGATGACCTACGCCCAAGTGGTCGCAGAACTGAACCGCGACTTCCCCCATGTCAAGCACTGGCATTTTCCCTGGAAAGCGATGACCAACGACACCCCCAACTACTCCTCTGCCCCCATTCCCAGCGCCATGAGCAGCGACACCACCATCAATGAGATCATGGGTCACAAAAAAGATGCTGAGCTTGCAATCATTGAAGCCATCCAAAACTTTGAGCGGCTTACTGATCTAGTGGTTGACGGGATCGACTACGACCGGCCAGGCATCTTTGGCAGTATTTCAAGCCCGGTTCTCGTCAAGATCAGGGCGATGGTGCCATGACCTACAACATCAACCCCACAGAACAACAGGCCCGCCAGGACCACCTAGAGGCCCTCTACCTGGCCGATGGGAGGGATGCGAAGGATCATCCCCTGCACTGCCTCTACACAGGCCTCGTCAACACCACAACCACCCCACAGGAGAGCACCGATGCTGCTGAATGACGCTGAGATCAGGGGCCTCGCTGAGGCGGGCATGATCGCCCCCTACACGCCCACAAAGGTGCGCAAAGTCCTGATGGCGGGCCCTAGGGAGCTGCCGGTGATCAGCTATGGCAGCAGCTCTTACGGCTACGACCTGCGGCTTTCCCTGAAGGACTTCAGGATCTTTCGCCATGTCCCTGGCCTGATCGTTGACCCCAAGGCCTTTGATGCCCGCTGCCTTGCCCCAGCCCCGCTCTGCACTGACGAAACGGGTTCCTACTTCATCCTCCCTGCTCACACCTATGCGCTAGGTGTTGTTGAAGAGTATTTGAAACTTCCTCCAGATGTTACGGCTTTCTTTATTGGGAAATCGACATTCGCAAGGTGTGGAATCATCGTCAACACTACGCCAGGTGAAAGTGGGTGGCAAGGCTATCTAACCCTTGAAATCAGCAATTCATCCGGCGCAGATTGCAAGATCTACGCTAAGGAAGGGATCTGCCAAGCCCTGTTCTTCCGTGGCAATCCCTGCGAAACGCCTTATGGGGATGGGAAATATCAGAACCAGGTAGCTGGTGTGACTTTGGCAAGGGTATGAAAAACCTCTACCACGTTTCCTGCTTTGTGAATACAGACACAAAAATCACAGGATATTCAGACTTTCTCATGGAGCTAACAGACCCCACAACAGAAGGATGGCTGGATCGGGTCAGGATAGACCTGGCAAATGTTATTGCGTTGAGAAATTCTCTGGAGTTCTTTGATCCAAAGTTTGTAAGTATCATTTCTATTTCTAAGCTCTAGGGGGTATGCCCCACATCCTCAGCTCCATCACGTCGCACTCTCAGGGGAAGCACCCTGTGTTAGCGGCGCTTGAGGAGCGGGAGAGGGCAGAGAGCACCAAGCCCGTGGGGTTTGATCTGAACCTTTGGGCTGAGACCCTCTACGACAAGCTCAGCGAGCCTCAGCGGCAGGTCTACGGCGATGCTGCCAGGTTCAAGTATCTGATGGCCGGCCGGCGCTTCGGCAAGACCTACCTAGCCCTCACTCGGCTCAACAGCTGGGCCGCTTGCTCGCCCAATGGGCTCTTCTATTACGTCACGGCCACCTATCGGATGGCCAAGCAGATCGCATGGGTGGACCTCAAGCGCATGGTTCCCCCTGAGGCCCTGACATCAAAGAATGAGCAGGAGCTGAGCATCGAGCTGATCAATGGCGCCAGGATCTACCTGAAGGGTGCTGAGGATCCCGATAGGTTGCGGGGGGTGAGCCTCTCAGGGTGCGTGATTGACGAGGCCGCCTATGTGCGCCAGGACGCCTGGACGATGGTGCTCAGGCCTGCCCTATCTGATCAGCAGGGCCCCGCCTGGTTCATCACCACCCCTGCCGGTGAGAACTGGTTCTCTGATGCCCTGAGGGACGCTGAGAGCGGTGTGGATCCCGAGGGGAGCGGATTCCGCTTCACCACGGCAGAAGGTGGAAGGGTTGCTGATTCTGAGATCGAAGCAGCGCGGCGCACGCTGGGGCCTGATCTCTTCCGCCAGGAGTACGGGGCCGAGATTGTTGATCTCAAGGGCCGAGCGATCTTCCGCCGCGAGTGGTTCAACTACTACGAACCCATGGCCACCCCCTCGGGTGTGCGTGTCATCGCCAGCGTGGATGCCAACTTCAAAGATGGCGCCGCAAATGATTTCGTGGGCATCACGGTTTGGGCCTGCACTGGCGGCAAGATGTATTTGCTGGCCATCGAGAATCAGAAGATCGGCTTTGTTGATACCGTCGCCCTGATCCGCAGCCTCTGGCAGCGATGGAGGTATGGGGAGCTACTGGTGGAAGACAAGGCCAATGGCAGCGCCATCATTGACCAGCTCAAGCGCGAAGCCGTGGGCTACAGCATCCATGCCTGTAATCCCCTTGGCGGGAAGGTGGCCAGGGGTAACGCAGCAGCACCAAGCTATGAGCAGGGCCTGGTGTTGCACCCTGCTGGTGATCACCCACGGCTGAGGATCCTTGAGGAGCAGTTGCTATCCCTTGGTGTCAGGGAGGATGGCTACGACGATCTTGCCGACTCAGTGACGCAAGCCGTTTGTTATGTCAACGCCTCTGGACCCATGAGCTTCTCCACCGTCTCCTGGGGCCACGGCACGAGCCCACCACCTGTTGATGCTGACCTGTTAAGACAACAGGGATGGGGTGAATCTGCGATCATGGCACTAAAGAATGGGCAGATTCGCAGGTGACAGCCACCAGGGCCAGGAGCACCAGGGTTCGACCCCAGGCTGATCCCTGTCCTGATCAGGAGCGCCTGGGCAGCTTCCCTGCACCTACGGCATGGTCTGAGCAGCTCGCGGCAGAGAACCTCCAGCTAGCCCGCTCCATGGCCTCCAGGCTGGCCAGGACCACGCGGATGCCATTTGATGACCTCTACCTGGTGGCCGCCCAGGGCCTGCTCAAGGGGTGCCGTATCTACGACCCCGAGCGGATCAATCCAGGCACGGGTGAGCCCTACCGGCTCTCCACCTGCGTTGTGCCCTACATCCGGGGCGCGATGTTCCACTGGTTGCGCGATCGGGGCCACACGAGCGGGGTGAAGTTTCCGGACAGGTGGCGCGACAAGGCCCCCATTGTTCGGCGCATGGCGGCCAAGGGCAGCACCTTGGAAGAGGTGATCCTTGCCACCAGCCTTTCCTCCGATGACGTGGAGGGCATTCTGCAGGCCCAAGGCGCAACGCAGGTTCTGGACCCTGACGATCAGGATTTTGCCGTTGGGGAGCACGTCAACCCCGACCCATGGGATGACCTAGAGGCCCATGACAATCTGGCCGAGGCCTTGAGGATTGCTGATCTGGCGCATAGCTCCATGCGCTGGAATGATCGGGCATCGCTGGAGGCCAACTGGGATTGGCCCAAGAAACGTCAGCTGGCCAGGTTGCCCCATGGGCAGTTCCTGGCAAAGGCGCGGGGGATCATCCGCCTAGGTGATGCCTGGCCAGCCCCGCAGCTTGGGGGGCAGCCTGACCTGCAGCTAGCAGAGAAGAGCCCAGAGGAGATTTTGGAACAAGCTGCCCTACTTGCCGAAGCGCCCCAGGAAGTAACCCCCAAAAAAACCGGGAAAACTCCCACAGCAGGGATAGGCAGAAAGGGTGCGGCATCAGGCAATCAGCCATCCATCAAATAAGGGCGACTTGCCGAGTTTCCGCCATCCGGTTCTAGCCGAGGTGATGGCTGATCTGGAATTGGTTGCGGACTGCTGGGAGCTGTTGCGTGGGGATGCAAAAAAGCGCCACCTGCCAAAGGAAGAGGGAGAGCCAGGGAATGCCTATGCCTCGCGGGTCAGGCGTTCGTCCTACCCCTCCTTCTATCGCGATGGTATCCACGCCTTCGCCGGGGTGCTTTCACGTTATGAGCTGCGAGGGGTGCAGAAGGGCCTGCTGGATGGCTCCAATGACATCGACGGGGAGGGCAACAGCCTGAAGGCCTGGGGCATGGCTGCTGATGCGCTGGCCCTGAGGGACGGCGGCTGCCTGCTGATGGTGGACATGCCGCAGGGGAGCCCTGAGAGCAGGGCAGAGGAGCGGGCCCAAGGCCGCCGGCCTGTGTTCTCCGTGGCTGAGCGGCGCAACGTTCTGAACTGGAAGTTGGAAAAGGTGGGCCGGCGCAAGGTGCCCACCCTGGTGACAGTTCTGGAGTGGCATGAGGTGGAAGATGGCGACTTCGGGTCAAAGCTGGAGCCGCGCTATCGGGTGATGAAGGGCGGGGAGTGGATGTTGATGAAGATCGAGGGGGACGGCAGCAGGGGCAAGACCGCCAGCTACTCAGTCAGCCTGGTGGAAGAGGGCCAGTTCCTTGGTGCTGATGGCCAGCCCCTGGCCTCTCCCCCTGTGGTTTGGTACTCAGCGACGCGGGATGGGTTCGGGGAAGGTGGGCTGCCCTTGCTGAGTCTCGCCAATCTCACCTTGGATTGGTTCCGCGAATACTCCGATCTGAAGGAATTGCTCCACCGTTGCGCCTTGCCGGTGACCGTGCTTAAGGATGCTGGGAGGGCCCCAGGACAGCCCCTGACGCTTGGCCCAAACAGCCTGGTGGAGATCAAAGACCCCAACGGCTCGCTCACCTTCGCGGAGCCCACGGGCAGCAGCCTGGACAAGCACCTGGCGCACCTGGAGGGGATCGAAAAGCTGATTGATCGCTCCACCCTTAGCTTCCTGTTCTCAGGCGGTGGGGAGCGCACGGCAACTCAAGCCGAGCTGGAGAGCGCACAGATTCAGGCCAACATCACGGCGATGGCTGAGGCCAAAAGCTCCTGTTGGGAAAGCATGTTCCAACTGTGGGGGGCCTTTACCGGCGACTTTCCGCAGGCTGGTGCCGGTCTGGATCTGTTGCCGGGTGTCACCGACAAGCCTGTGGACGATGCCCTGCTCACCCTGGCAGGCACGCTCTACGACAAGGGCCTCCTGATGCGTGAGACCGTGACCCACCTGGCGCAGAAGCGGGGGATGCTGCGGCCTGGGGTGGATGGGGTGAAAGAGGCAGAGCAACTGGAGGAGGAGGCCGAGAAAGAGGAGCGGCTGTTCAATCCACCAACACCGGGGCCTAATGAGCTGGCAGGGGATGACCCGGAAGAGGATCCAGAGGACGAGCTGAGCTGACGGGAAAACTCAGGCAGCAGCTGAGTCAAGCGTGGCCAAGGGTGGGGGCAGGCGTTCTTATGTGCGCGATGGGAATGGGCGTTTTGCCTCAACCCCTGGCGGTGGCGGTGGTTCTAAGGGCAAGAAGAAAAGCACCATGACTGGCGGCACCCTGGGCAAGCGTTCAGCCCTCAAGAAGGCCAAGGCCAAGCTCGCGGCCAAGGATCCCGCTGATGATTCGATCAAGGGCAGCAAGTCGCGCAGTGCTCAAAAAGGGGTGGTGACACGCTCTAAGAAGGCACTCAAGGCAGCCAAGAAGGAATCCACCAAGGCGCTCGACATCGGCGGCAAGAAGGGCACCGTGGGCAAGCCCAAGGGCCTCAAGCCTGGCGCACTGGCTGAGAGGAGGGCCAAGAAAGCCGCCGCGCCTCAGGTGAAGGTCAAGCGCAACAGGTTCCTTGACCCGATCGCCCGCAGGATCCTGATTGCTACCGGGCAGCTTCCGGCGAAGAAGAAGTAAGCGCCCATGCCCTCCGAACTCCAACTAGCCGACGACTACGCCGAAGCCCTCGACAGCATCGCCAGCAGGGCCACAGAGAACACCACCAGGGCCCTGGCCAGATCCATGCTGCGCACCATGAAGCAGCTCCGCAAGTTCTATGGGCAGTTCATTGACCCCGAGCTACCTGCCACCAAGAGCGCCGATGGTGTGACCCGTAGGCCTGGCAGCTATTCGATCGCGGACAGCAGCGCCAAATTCAAGGAGCTGATGCGGATCAGCCAGGACTTCTTCCCTGAAGAGCAGCTGAAGATCCTGCAGCAACGGTTCATTCAAGATTTCACCGACGCTGTGGCCCTAGGTGGCGAGCTGGGGCAGGAGCTGGCGCAGGAGGTGGATCCCCAAGCAAAAGCTCGTGCTCCTTTCGTGGGGGCTTCCAGGGCTGCTGTAGAGGCTGCAGCAAAGACCGCAAGCGCCTACATCCGAGGCGAGGTCGAAAGCTTCCGCGACAACATCGCCAGGATCGTCACCGATGGCATCGGCAGGGGGAAGGGCCCTAGGGCACTGGAAAAAGACATCCGCATCGCGCTGCAGGGTGCCAGGGATCCTGATGGCCTCAATGCGAAGATGGGCCTCAAGCAAAGGGCTGAACTGATCGCACGCTCTGAGCTGGCTAATGCCTACGTTGGGGCGCAGAAGGCAGCAGCAGCGAGGAACGGTTACACCTACGGGAGATGGATTGCAACCAAGGACGAAAGGACTTGCGCCGTCTGCGCTTCCAGGCACGGTAAGATATATCGGCTGGACGAAATGGTGGGAACTCTTCATCCGCGTTGCAGGTGTGCCCTGTCTCCCGTTTCTGCAGATGCTGTAGAGGAGAAAGATCCTGAGTTTCGGAGGCAACTTTTACGCCAGGACTATTGGGATAACGCAAGAGCAACCATGCTGAACCAGTTCGCAGAAGGCAAAGGAAAAAAGGTGGATGGCAAGCTGATCCCCATGGAATTTGGCAAGGCGTCAAAGATCCTTGAGGAAGCCATCCTCAAGCCCTCCCCCTCCGAGCGGCGGCAGTATCCAGGGATGGAGCGGGCACCGGAGCCAGTCGCATGAGCGCCCCATCCTGGAAGCAGTTCTCAGTGATCCCCTACGACGCGACCGTGGCCACGGTGCTCAGGGCCCTGGACATCACCCCCGCCGAGGAGGGCCGCCCAAGGTCTTTCGAGGGGCCTGGGAAGTTCAGGGCTGCGATCACCCCATCAGGTCAGTGGCTGATCTATCGCGATGGGATGAGCCGCTATGTGGAGGGGCCTGATAAAGTGCGGCAAGAATCAAAGCTCCCGGCAGGTACGCCCTCAGGGGATGCGCTGAGGCAATGGCTGGGCTGGTGGGGGTGGGTGCCGCCGTCGAAGAGGGTTGTGGAGCCGCAGGAGCAGACAAAGACGATTATTTGATGGCCCAGGCGTGCAGAAGCAGGGGCCTGGGCTCTATCGGTTCAATTATCAGCCAGCCACAAGCCTTGCCCTTTGCCTTCTCTTTGCCTGATGCACCGTCTGCCCGGTGGTGATCATCGCCTGCTCCCATGCCGGGCCGGTTCTCCGGCGAAGCGCCAGGTGCCAATCCACCATCGAATCGGCAAGCTCATCACCCATGGGCGCTTGGTCGCAGCTCAACAGCAGGTGGCTCGCGAAGGAGCGGATCAGATCGTTGGCCATGAAATCACCCTGCCGCCTTTGGCAGAGAAGTGAAGGCAGGAGGCTGGAGGTGCTCTGCAGCTGCTGATCACTCATTGACTGGGGCGTGGGGGCCGGTTTGCTCCTGACGGCAGGGGCTGGGGTGGGCAAGGGCGAAAGGACGCCGAGGGCCTCCAGGAACCAGCCATCCATCCACACCGCGAACGATGGGGAGATCCAGCGGGCCAGGTCAACCGCAAGGCGGGGGTGAATCCAGGTGCCCTGAAGATCGGGCTGGCCGCCTTTGATGACCTGGATCAGGCCGGGGATTCCCGAAGTCGGAAATCCGACCTCGGCTGCGGCGCAAGGGATCTGGAGACCCAAGCTCCCGGCAAGGGCGCAGATGTACTGGCGTGTCCGATCGTTGGCGGAATAGAGGGTCCACCGCTTCCCACCGGCCCGGCACATGGCCGTGGCATTGACGAATCCATCGGATTGACGCCGCTGAATTGCGCAACCATTCCAGGCTCTGGCCTCAATGCCAGCAGACAACAGGGCAGGGCCGCTGTGCGCGTTTTTCATAATGATTCCCGCTCGGGGCGGGGCGCTTTGTGTCCCGGCATCGCTGCCGAGGTATCCCAATCATAGGGCGAGTCTGCGCATATTTGTCAACCATGTTTAAGCCGGGCCTCCGATGGAGTTTCAGGAGAGCCCAAAGCAACTCTCCACCCCGCCCCTTATTCCCCTTGCGGGTCTTGTATTCGGGGTCCTGCCCGGCCATCCTCAAGCTAAGTGAGTTCTCCCCTTCCTCCTCCCCTGAGCCTCCCGACTCCTCCTCGCCCGATCCCCCCTGCCCTCAGGCGTCAGCATCCGCCAGCAGGCTGCGCACAGGGCGCCATGGGCACCACGATGCACCTTCCCGCAGGCTTGGCACTGAGGGCGCACCGCAGGCGGCAGCAGGCCAGCACGGCGCAGCCTGTAGCGGCGCTGGCGTTCGGATGAGGGGTCAGGCATCCCCCACCACCAACCAAGGCACCTTCGGCCCCCAGCCATAGAGGGCCGCAATGTGCTGCCAGGGGTGCAGCTCCAGCTTGTACGGGCCCTGGAAGTTTTTGATTTCGTAGACAGCAACAACAACATTGCCGTTGCTGTCGGCGTCAGCTTCGCAGGGTGGGGTAGTGGTGTTCCAAGGTGTCACCATTCCCCTTCCTGCAGGCAAGACAGCAGTTGAGCACCAGGGCCAGCCAGCTCTAGGCCAGAGCGGATGGCATCATTTTTGGTGCGGGCCATCACGGTGATGGTTCTGAGGGTTGTGGTGACGCGATAGGCGCGACGCCAGACCCGTTGCTCTGCCTCTCGCTGCCAGCGGTCGAGGTCATGGGCGCGGCGGGCGGCGGCTTCGCGTTCGAGGGTTAGGGGGTCGGTCATTAGGGCAATGAAATGGGGTTACCGGGATGGGCTCCCGGCGAGCCGTGATTAATCGCGTTCCAGTTCCTCCCATGGGTAGTTGGCGAGATCACCGGCCAGGTCCGTGAGGTGCTCGTCGATGTCTCCGTAGATCTCAGAGATTCGCTCCCAGTTAGGGAGCGAGCGGAGCAGGGCCAGCGCCATGAGCGCTTGTGCGGTGTGATTCATTGCCAAAGTGCTGGTTTATATGCCCGGATTGCCGACTACTTGGCAGGCTCCGGGCGGGCCAGGGGTTAAACCCCGTGAGGAGGGTGCTCCCTCCCCCATGCACACGATCTTAGCCACTGCGTAACGTCCCACCCCATCCCACCCCAGACAGTTCACATGCTGTAACCCGTATCCTGATCAGGACGGGAAAACTGGGTCAGGCCTGCCCCACCTATGCCCACACGCTCCCCCACCCTTCGCCTGCTGCAAGCCCTCGCCGTGTGTGTGCTCCTGCGCGATTCCGTGGGTGCCTGCCAGGGCCTCAGGATGATCAGCCAGGAATGTGATGACCGCGAGGGGGAATTTATCCTGCGCCAGCTCTGCCGCAACCTGACCCCGCAGGAGCGCTTCTGGCTGGGCTCCCTCCACGGCGCTCGGGTGGGCCTCCAGCAACCTGAGGCGGCCTCATGACCCTGCCAACCCTGAACGTTCTCTGGCGGCCCAACAGCGGCAGCGCCACGGTCAACGATCTAGCCCTGATCCGGATGCACATTGGCTGGCCCGCCAGCGATGGCAGCCTGACGGAGCTGATCCAGCAGATGAACACCGTCGCCAAGCTTTCCCCCGCGAGCGTCACGCAAGTCCAGGGGTGGGTGGATGAGATCGCCACCTTGGAAGAAACCCAGGCCGATGAGGTGGACAGCGGCACGGCGCACCTGGGCAACGCCGAGGAATACGAGGGCCCCATCCCTGGCACGTCTCCCAATCGCGATGCGCAGCTCAGCCAGGCCGGCAAGCTGAGCTGGGATACCAGCCTGTTGAAGGCCCGCTATCGCTTCGGCAGTGGCGCCAGGGCCTCAGCACAGGGGCAGCGCGACGAGCGGATTGAACTGCTGATCAGCAGGATTGCCACCACTCTGAACGTTCAGCGCATGGCCCGTGGTGGGGTTGGTGCGGGGATGTTGCAGAGGAGCTGAACTGTCAAGGATTCCTTGATGGTTGAGTTGCCGAGGATTCCTCGGTAGCTGAATCATCCGGGATTTCCAGATAGTTGAGCTGTTCACGAATTGTCATCATTGATGCAAAACACGGGAAAACTGTTGCAAGCACTCGCTTTCCTGACCCGTGACCGACTCCCCGCCAAGGCTTGTACGCCGCTCGCCGGAGTTGCTAGAGATACGTATTCCCATTGGCAAGACTGAACCCCATACCTTTTTGCTGGCGTCTGATATACACCTTGACAACCCAAAATGCAGGCGGGACTTACTAAAGAAACATCTCAAGCAAGTGCAGGGCGTCAACGGTAACGCCCTTTTCTTTGGAGATGTGATGTGCCTGATGCAAGGCAAGAAGGATCGCCGTGGCTCAAAGGGCAGCATCAGGGCTGAGCACCTTGGGTCGAACTACTTCGATCTGGTGTTTGATGAAACCGCTGAATGGCTGTCGCCTTTCGCCTCAACCATCTTGATGATGTCTGATGGCAACCATGAGACCGCAGTGATCGGAAACCAGGAGATTGACCCGCTAGGCAATGTTGTGAGGTTGATGCGTGATCGTTACAGCTCCGCTGTTGAGCACATGCGTTATCAAGGCTGGATCTGGTTCACCTTCTACCGGCCAGGGATCAGCAGGGAGCATGGAACTAGGCGGTGTGCTCTGTTCTTCCACCATGGCGCTTGGGGAGGGGTCATCACAAAGGGCACCCTGGGCGGTGGTCGTTATGCCTCCATCGCGCCAGAGGCCGACATCCTGATCAATGGCCACAACCACGAGCGGACGATTGTTTCCCACCCCTGCTATCGCGTCAGCAGCCAGGGCAAACAGAAGGTGGCCAGCCGCTGGCACGTTCAGACCGGCACCTACAAAGAAGAGTTTGAGGAGGGCGCTGGCTGGGCAGTTGAGCGGATCGTGATGCCCAAGAGCCTGGGGGGCGTGTGGCTCAAGCTGCTCCCGACAAACGAGGGCGTAGACATCAGCCTTGAGCCGGCGACCTGAGGCCAGCGGGAAAACTGAGGTAGTCACCCCCAGACCCATGCCCAAAGGTGGAATGCCCTACGGAGGCAGCAAGATGGCCATGCCCAAGCCTGCCAAGGGCGGGAAGAAAGCCCCGGCTAAGGCTCCTGCGAAGGGCGGGAAGAAGGCCAAGCCGATGAAGTGACGGGAAAACTCAGGCAACCGCTACCCCCACCTCGGCCATGGCAAAAGGCAATAGGACTTACAAGCGTGATTCAATCGGCAGGCTTGCCGGTGGTGGTGGTGGAGGTGGCGGTGGAAAAAGCAAGGGCACCAGCACCAAAAGCAAGAACACAGCTCGCGCAAACGAGCTGAAAGCCAAGGGCACCACCGGACTGGGAGCCCGTGTTAAGGCCAAGGGATTCGCGGGAGGCAAGGCGGCTCAGCAGCGGGCAGGGGGGCTGAAGAGTGGCGGGACGGTTTCCATCCGTGGCGGCGCCAAGGCCTTCACCGTTGGCAAGGGCGGAAAGATGTCAGGGGCTCAGAAGGCATCAACCAAGAAAGCCACAAGGCGAGCAGCATCCGCGAAGTCTCGCGCCGCTCAGGCCGGCAAGCCCTTGGCCCGCACAAACAAAGCGCCAGTTAGCGCCGCAAAGGCTCGTTACAAGGATCTGGCCAGTCGCGCACGTAGCAGCAATCCATTCCGCACAGCTGCTGAGAACCGCAAGGCCGCAGGAGCCAAGAGGAGTCTGAAAACGATGATCGCCAAACGCGGTCGCTAATGCCCACCCCCTTCGCCCGCCGCTGATGGCTCGCATCTATCGCCGTGACAGTCGCGGACGCTTTTCCGGTGGTGGCGGGGCGTCAACGTCTGCACGGCGAGCGGTCAGGTCAAAGGCTGGCGCCTCTGTCACGGCAGACCGGCTGAAGCGCAACGCGGCAACAGGAACGGCAAAGCCAAAGGGCACAATTTCGCGCCGTGCCTACAGCCGCTCGATTGACCAGTTCAGTCGCGAAATGCGCAGCATGAAGGGCGCCAAGTCTGGCCCGATCGTCAAAAGGGTCAGCCCTACCCTGAAGCAGCAGGCAAGAGCGTTAGGTGTTGCCAGCAGGGGAGCAAGGAAGGCACCCACGGTGCTCAGGGACAACGTGTTTGCAACGTCTGCCCCACGCGGAACGATTCCCAAGAGGGATCCCGGCGCCGCTATTCCCAAGAGCATGAAGCAGCGGCGCACCGCCTCGGGTGATGACAGTTTGATCAGAAAGCAGAAGAGATCAAAGAGCGATGCAGCAAGGTCAAGAGCGGCAAAGCTGACGCAGGTTCCGCGCAGGGGAACCATTGGCCTCAGGCCGTTGCCCAACAGAATCCGCCGCCCCATCTGATCCATGCCCACCCCCTTCGCCCCCTTTGCAAACCTCCGCATGGTCTGGCTGCGGCCTACTGCCGCACGCACCAGCCTGCGCGAGGGCATGAGGGCCACCACAGAGCAGGTGGTCATCGAGGCCTTTGCAGAGCTGCAGGGGCCCTCAGGGGAGCAGGAGACTGGCGCCCGTGCGATCGGTGCCGCCAGTGTGGAGGGCAACATCACGCGATGGGCTGTTGTCCCCTCGGGTGGCACCTGGCTGCAGGCTGGTGCCTCATGGGCATGGAACACCACGGGCCTCAGGCCTGCGGGTCTCCCACGCGGGGAAAAGCTGGAGGCCTTCATGGGCAAGCTCAGCATCCTGCCGGCCGCCACCGAAGGCGAGCGTGGTTGGCTCACCCTGGCCACCCTCTCCGGGGTTGGCGGGATTGATGCCATCGTTGCCGCTGCTGCAGGAGACGAGTTCACGGGGACCTTTGCCGCAGGGCGATGAAGCTCACTGCCAGGACCAGTGTGAAGGTGAATTTGGATGTTGCAGGCAGATCCCGCAAGGCCGCCGAAAGCGCCGCCAAGTTGGTCTTCCCTGAGCTGAACAGCGCGTTTCAAGATGCCCTTGGCTCAAAGGTGTGGAGCTGGCCCCGCACCACCATCCGCAGCAATGGCCAGGAGGTCGGCTCCCCTCGGAACATCGTCGATACAGCAGATCTCAAGCAAAGCAACAGCTTTACCATCAGCGGCACCCTTGGCACATTCAAATGGACTGCGGGTTACGCCGCCGCTGCTCACTACGGGGCCAACATCTACCCATGGGGCGACAAGAGCCGACCCAAGGTCAACCTGCCTGCTAGGCCCTGGACTTCCGCCGTGTTGGGAACGATCAACTACGGGGGCATCGAACCCTATGACTATCGTTCACAATTCAAGGCAGCCTTCATCAGCGCCTGGCGCCGTTCGTCCTGATGTTCGATCAGCTCCCTTGGGAAACACCGCCTCAGGTCATCAAGGACGCGCACGCTGAGATCAAGTGGAAGGAAGGGGTGCTGCGGATCCCGCGCCTTGGTTACCTCACCGTTGATGAGATGACCGACATCGCGAAGGTGGACCCCTCCAACAGTCCCTATCTGGTCACGATGACCAAGAGCAACGAACTAGCCGTTGCTTCTGAATTAAGCCCTCGATATTGCTACAGCATTCTCACCAGGCACTATGTCAAGAACCTAGGCGCAAGGGCTGATTTCACAGACGAGGAAGACGACATAAGCATTAAGCATTCCCTGATCATTCGATCCTATTTGGATCAGATGAACACCAGGCAGAACCTAATCAACATCAGGGCTGCCACCATCATGGTGCAGCGTGTTGCGCCTCAATGGCAGGAAGAGAAGACCAGGAAGCTGCCAAAGGAATTGATTGCGCTTCTGTGTGAGGTTTATCAGGAAGAAGAGCGCGGGATGGATAAGCCCACCACGCCAGAGGAGGATATGAAGCTACTTGACGAGCAACTGGGAAAGCTGCGGCAGGTCGGCTTGATTGCAGCCGACCAAACTGGGTCCGGTGCTACTGGGAATGCAAGCGACTCTGGCCCGGTGCCCCCGAGTTCAGCCGCGAACGCTTCGGGCGACTCCCCGGCGCCTACGTCCTCCAAGCGCTCGAAGCGGGTTACGAAGCCGAACGGCAGCGGCTTCACCACGAGGAACTCACCACCGCCCAGCTCGCCTGGTACCAGGCGGAAATCAACCGCAACCGCGACGTAAAGCACGAGCCGTTCAGCCTGTCTGAGTTCTACTTCTGGGCGGATGTCTCAGAGAAGGCCCGCCCACCGGCAGAGGCTGGCGCCGCGATGCTCGCGTTATTGGAGAAAGGCCTGCTGCCCAACTTCGCCTTTAACGGGCCATGGGTGCAGGATCTATCGGCGCAGGGCAAGGGCGCAGCAGCTCCCCCACGCCTCTGCTGGGCTGCAGAGGATGCCATCCTGCTGGCCCCCCATCGTGTGGATCAGGCGCACTGGGGTGGCTTCCTGATTGCCAAGGCCAGCGCAGCCGGGGCCGTGCGGCAATTCGCCTCGGAAGCTGGCGACGTGGTGACCCTGGCGATCCCTGCGGATGCAGTGCCAACAGCGACGTTTACCGCCGCAAAAGCAGGTGCCGTTTTAGCCATCGAAGGGCGGGAAAACTCCAAGTAAGAACTCCCCGACCCCGCCCGATGACCACCACGAACATCGACTACAGCGCAGCGCTGGACATCCAGCACTACATCGTGCCCCTCAAGATGTCTGACATCACCCTTGAGGATGCGCAAACTGCAGCGGCTGGCGGTTCGGCTCTGACCAGCTGGTTGAATGCTGCCAACGCCATCAGTGGTCAGCTTTCTGTCGCCGCGTCTGGCTCTGGCACCACCTTCCAGATGTTCGTGGCTGGCAACACGCTGAGCGTCACCAATGCAGCCCTTGCCACCAACGTGGTCACCCTGACCCTAAGTGCTGCAGCTGGCGCCTTGGTGGGTGAAAAGATCGCAGTCTCTGGCCTGACCTCCCCCTTCGCCGGCCTGAATGGGACTCACACCATCACGGCGGTGACCACCACCAGCCCCTTCACCGTGAGCTATGCGCTGACAGGGACCAACATCAGCTCGGCTGCTGTCAGTGCTGGCAGCGTTGCTACTGGCGTCTATCCCCTCGATGGAACCGGCGCCCCAATCCAGCTGCTGAACGTCACCTCTGCACCCCACAGCACGGAGACCTCGGATGAAACGGTGATCACCCACGACCAGGTGACTCGCGGTTCTGCCATCACCGTGGGCGTGACTGACACTCACTCCTTCGCGTTCAGCGGCATGACCGCTCACAAGAACGTTGACCACAAGGTCATGGAGGTTCTCAGGGAGCGGGCCACGGCCGAGCGCCTGGCGGTGAAATATCTGCGGGTTGGCCCTGGTGGGACGGTTGAGAAAAAGCTCTGCTACGGCCGCTTTGCCAGCAAGTCCGAGGAGGGCGATGCTGGGGCCCTGGTGAAGTACAGCGCGACCCTGAACGTGCTGGGCACCGTGTTCACCATCCTCGACAACTCATAAGGTGGGGGGAGACGATGGCATCAGGGCCAGTGATGGCCAAGTGCATGTCGTCACCGCAGAAGGGAGGATCCTCTGGCGCATCTGCTCCGGGGGGTCTTGCCTTGTGCATCGCAATCTGCGCGTGCTGATGGAGGCCTACCGCGACCTTCGCATCAGTCAGGGCAGGAGCGTTGACGAGTAGGCATGAAAAAGGGTCTGCAGCTCTCACCCCGCAGACCCTACCCATTGCCGGTCCTAGTCCGAAAAGATCCTAGCCCATCCGAGTCAGGATACGGGCTCTTCAGGGGCGGGCTCTTCTGCGGGTGCTACGGGCTCTTCGGAGACGGGCTCCTCAGTCACGGGCTCTTCCACTGCAGGCTCTTCCACCACAGGGGCGGCGGGCTCTTCTGCAGGGGGTGCCACGGGCTCCTCAGCTGGCGGGACGGGGATCACGCCATCGAGCAGATCCAGTAGGGCCTCATCTTCCAGCAGATCAGCATCAGCCAGGGCCTGAAGCTCAGCAATCCTGATTTGAGCAGCAGCGGCTTCAGACTGAGCAGCCTCAGCGGCAGCCAGAGCAGCGGTGATGGTGTCAGCATCGGCAACATCATTGGCCAGGGCTTCGGCAAGGGCTGCCTTGGTGGTGGCCAGTTCGGCCAGGATGCCGGCCTTTTCGGTGGCGAGATACTCAAGGACTTCCTTGAGCTTGGTAACGAGAGCAGACATGGTTCGTGTAAAGGTAGTGATGGAACGATTCAGTTTTTCAAAGGAACCTTTGAAGAACTGGAAGGTAAGGAAATCCATGGGCAAACGATGCCAAGGCAGCAGGCCAAAGCATCGCCCCCAGGCTAGCCCGTGTCCTGACGTGGGCCAGTTAAGAGCCGGTGATCTTGCGCTTCAGCCGTTGCAGAACCATCGCGGCATGGGTGCTTTCGCCCTCGCCCGTCAGCTCCTGCTCAATGAAAAGCAATATTTCCCTTTCATGGTCCAGCTTGCCCATTTCGTAGGCAGCCTTAAGCCGATCTTCTGCCTGCGCCATCGCTCGCTGGCTGGCCTCCTCGATAGCAGCGGCGGCCCTGGTGTGGGCCTGCTCAATGGCGGCAGCACACTGCGCCTCCATCGTGTCGATATGCGCCTCCATCGTGTCAATGCCCAGCTGAACCCGAGCCAGGGCCACGTCTAGGGCCAGTGCATCTGTGCTCAATGGGCCTCCTGCAAGACGCTGACGTAGACGTTGCCCAGCGGCAGCAGGGGCAGGATCCGAGCCTGCAGATCCTGGTTATGCAGGCGGATGCAACCGAGGGTGGGATACAGCGTTTGACGCGGTGCCCAGGCCCCTGGCCAGCCGCAGGCGCTACCACCGCCGTGGATCATGATCCCGTCGCGGTAGGGCTTGCTGTTGGGGCCCTCCTGCCCTTCCAGGCCTTCCAGATCGAAGGAATACCAGCCATAGGCGCAACGGTTGGCCGAGTGATATTTGGAGGACGGGTGGTCCTCGTGGTCTCGATAGATCCCGCCTTTGTTGATCCGGTAAAGGCCAGGGGGCGTGTCTGTTGCTGTCCGGTGCCATTCAGCCTCCCCACCCTGCCCACGGCAGAGGCAAGGGATCGTCCATAGGGGCCGGCCGTCATGGGTGAAAGCCCGCAGGGTCTCATTCCCGTCATTGGCAATCAGGTGGTGATCGCCTGCCTTGAGGGTTGGCCGGATCTTGGGGCCAACCAACCCAGGCGGCCAGATCGGTGGGCCTGCTGTGCTGGTCTTGACAGGGGCCGATGGGGTGGAGGTCATAGCTGCCATTCTGAAATGAATTGCCATCCTTCGCCCTTCAATCTAGCCACCGTCCTGACTACATCTTCTGGGCGAACGTCAACCACCAGGGACTTGCCCTGCTGCCCTTCAGGTGGCTGCCAGGAGTCCGAGGGGTCTTCACAGATCAGGCGAACCAAACCGCAAGCCATGGCCTCAGAGCCCCCACTGCTGGCGCATGGCCCAGGCTGTGGCCGCTTTCTGATTCATCCAAAGGGCCAGGAATTGCTTAGAGAGATTCCGCAGGGTGGTGACATCGGTGATGTCATCCAAAAGGCGCATGTGGCGCTCCATCTCAAAGTGCTGCTCTGTTGTCAACGCCATGGGCGCCGAGGATTGGCCGGTGATGGAGTCAGGTTCTGGCATGGCACAGGGTCGGTAAGCACCCTGATCAGGATAGGCAGTGTGGGGCGGGAAAACTGCTTTAGGACAGCCCGCCGCAACAGACATGGCCCGCAGAGGAGGAGGACGCCGCACCTATGTGAGGGATGCCAACGGGCGGTTTGCTTCCACACCAGGCGGGGGAGGGGGCAGCAAGAGGCCAAAGACGCGGATGGCCGAGAAGGGGCCCAACAGGCTGACCAGGGACAACGCAGGGAAGATCACCAGCCAGGGCGGCAATGGCGCCACGGCGCGAGGGGGGCGGCTCAGGACGGCAGCAGGGAACAAGCGGGCGGTGCAGACGGCGCGGATCAAGGGGGCGGGTGGGAAGCTGCGGAAGCCGATGGGGGGTGGCGCGAAGCCACCCGGCGCAACGCTATCCACTGGACGCGACAGGAAGCAGGCGGGAGCGGCTCAGAGGCGGCGAACAAGGAAGACAATCAATGCAACAGAAAGCCAGCTAATCGGGTTCCCGCGTGGTGTTACAGCCACTGCTGGCGGTGGGCAAAAAGTCAAAATCAAAAAAGCAACAACAATGCAGGCCGGCCTTCTTGGTGGTGTAGATAGAGTCACAAAGTCTACAGTTTCCCGAGCCGCCTCGTCTCGGGGACCCGCCCCCGGATCTCGCACCGCAAGAAAGGTCTTGGGATTGGCGGCTCGCTCAAAAGAGACAGAAGCCCAGCGAATGAAAAGAACATGGAACAGGGCGGCGGGCCATTCTGACCTTGTCAAATCCAAGGATGTCTCAAGTATCACAGAACGCCGACGCAGCAAATCGCCGTATGCGCCAAAAACCAACAAAAAGATAAAACAGTCCGCCGCTACACAGCGAAAGGCCACGGAGTACCTGTATAGCCGTAGGCGCTCCTTGGGCTTTTAGGTACGAACCCACTCCGCTAACCCATGCCCCTCCCCACCACCACCCTCGCCCTCTTCGATCTTCTGGCAGCCGACACCGTGCTGACCCCCCTGATGGGCATCCACACCCTCGCCGGGGGCAGCACCAGAAAGGCCCTAGCCCACTTCTTCCCGAAGGAAACCATCGAGCCCACCACCATCCCGAGCGGGGTTGAAGTCATCGTCTGGCGCTCCCCCATGGGCACTGCAGCACAGCCGGCGCAGACCGGGGAGGTCTATCAGAACCCCACGTTCCGCCTGTCCGTGACGCAGTGGGAGCCGGCCAGCTCAGGGGCCTACAACGTTCAAGCCGTGCTCAACCGCCTGCAAGCCCTCCTCCCTGGCAGCAACGCAGCCGACGTGACCATCGACGGGTTGACGACAGGGCTCAGCCAGCATGTGTTGACCTGGACATGTCCCACCGCAGTGCTACAGCCGTAGGCATAAACTCCTAGGTGTTGGAGAGATGGCCCCGGTCTGGACGGAGATCGGGGTTTTTTGTTGCCTGGCTGTGGCCCCTATCAGGACACGGATGGTAGGGTTCCCCCATGGGCAGCAGCCCACTGATGCAAAAACCTATGACGCAAGCGGCAAGCGGTGTTGAAGTGTGGACGCGATCCCACCTGGACACAGGCAAAAAGAAAAGGAATTGGTATCAATGGGATAGGCATGAAAAGGTCATCTACGAGGAAGACCTACAGGGGCTCAGCACAAAAGAGCTAAGCAACCTTAGCGAAGACATTCAAATTGAAAGGCAAAAGCTCAGCCTGCTTGTTGACGACACAGTTCGCGAGCTTGCTAGCTGTGATGAAACCCTGAACCCCGCTAAGCACAAAGAGCTGTGCCTGAGGCGGCGGCGATTCCTTGGACGGAAACTGTCCCACAAGTTCTTTCACGCCAAAGTAAAGGCAGCTATTGCTGAGCGCATTGGAACGTCAAACCCGGTCGATTCCTTAAGGCTTAAGCACGAGCGTTTCCAAGACCTAGGCGAAAGATATATGCACCTCAAAAGGAAGAAGTTCAACAAATACATCAGAGACACCCTGGGAGAAGGGTTTTTCTTGGCGGCCATGCAAAGGGCTGAGCGGGCCGCAGGCGACAGCCTCAGGCACTGGGCAAAGCTGCAGCCTGGTGCGGACCCCGACGAGGTTGAGCATCTGATCAGTTCTTATGCCTCTGATCGGGAAAACTCCAATCAGTAGCGCGACGCGGGCCGGGTGGCAGATCTTCAGGTTTCGATCGCCCTACTCCTGGAGAACCAGGATGAGATCCGTCGCGCCCTGGAAGCAGAAGGTGGCAAGGCAGGCGAGGCCTTCCGCAACAGGCTGACGCCAGCGGCCAAGAAGGCATTTGATGAGATCACCAGTGCTGCGGAGAAGGCGGCCAAGGATGTAGGGGTTCGGTTCAACAGCACCAAGCTTCAGTTTGAGACGGCGAAGGGGGAAATCATCCCCTCGTCAGTTCTGGACAAGATCAGCCAGGGCGGCAGCAAGATCGCAGCGGCCTTCAAAGAGGCGCGGAACGGTGTTGATGTTTTCAAGTCTGCTGTCGTCAGCGGGGCAGGGGAGGCGGCGTCAAGCCTCAACATCCTTGAGGCTGCTGTCACGGGTGTGGCGCAGTCCCTCACCA